CGTCGCGTCCCCGCCGGCAGCCGCCGTCCCGCCGGCCCACAACACCGGTGCACCGCCCATGGCAGCCTGCACCAGCGGCCCTTGCGGCGGCAGGGTAGTCGTATCCGGCCAGTCCATCATGTAAGACGTCAGATCGAACGTCGTCTGCATTCTCATGCCCTGCGGATTGCCCGCCCACGTGCGGCTTCCCGTCTTGTCTTTGCGCTCGCTCTTTGCCCTCTGCTGCTGCGCTGTCAGCTTGACTGCCGGGATACGATTTGTCGCTGTAATTGCCGGAATCTGTCCATACGCGGTTTCCTGCGCGCAGTACCACCGGTTCGCTTTCGATGAAATATATGCCATAGCTATTTGCTGACCTCCACGTCAAAACCGACCTTCGCCCTTTGCAGAAAATTTTTCCCGCCGCGCGCCACCGGCTCGTAAGCCACGTCGTAACCGCCGGTGTAAAATGCCCCGCTGCCCCAGTCGCCGCGCGCCTCGTCCAGCAGCGCGCAGACCGCGTCCACATATGCCTGCAGATTCGTTTCGATAGTGTCCAGACGGTCCTGCGACTGCCGGACTTCCACCACCATGTGCGCCTTGCCCGAAAACTGGCGGAACTTCTCTTTCAGCGTGTTCGACATCTTGTCGCAATAAACCAGCAGCGCCGGATACTGCGCCTGCCCCGCCTTCTCGCTGATGTCCGCGCTCACGTTCTGCGTCAGGATCGTCCGGATGCCAGGCGCCTGCACGGTTGAATCGCCCTGTGCGATTGCGTTGACACGCACCGTCACGCCGTCGGTCGTCGAGCTGAGCCGCGAAACGACAATATCCGTTATTGTTCCGATGAGTCCCGCCATATTCTCAGCCTCTTAAGATCGTTCGTGCCACCGGTCTTGTAAAATCCGGTTCCTGGCCTTTCCCCGGTAACGCCCCGCTCGTTGTTTCCCCGGGTACGTAGAGGAAAGACCCTGCCACAGGCAGCGCAACGTTGTTCTGCCGCCACATCGCGTCCAGTGACGTCCCCGCATACACGTTGAACCCGACCGCATTCGCCGGCGCTCCCGTCACAGCGACCGTCATCAGATTCCCGTCGGTCACGGTGATCGACGACGCATACGATGGCAGTCCTTCCTGGCCAGCCGCATTCACCCATGCGACGCCCGCGTAGAAGATCCCACCCGCCTGTGGCCCGGCTGTCATCGATAGCACCGGAGGCGCCGCCTGCTTCACCGGATCGCTCACCATCCCGATGCCGGTCGCCAGAAAATTCTCCCGCGCGTCGCGCGCCAGGCTCGAATACTCCTGCCACTTCGCCTGATACCGGTCGACCAGCTGGCTGAAGTACGCATCGCGATATACCAGCGCCAGTGCATACATGGTTTCCCAGCGCTTCAGCGGCGCCGTGACCACTATCTGCTCGATGCGCAGCGTCGGTCCCCAGATCATTACGGTGGGTATCCGCGCCCTGTTTAACCAAAGCTGCAGATCGGTGCGAATCTCTTCCATCGCCAGCCGCAGTTTCGTCGATACATTGATGCCGGTGCCGAGCGCCACATCCAGCAGGCCGGCATCCTGATCTGTAAGATCCGAGATCGTCGACGCCGGCCCATCCACGAACAGTGCCATCGCTTTAGCTCCGCTCTTTCTGTTTCTTCAGCTCGTGCGACGGGATGACCATGACCTGCACCCGGTTCGCCGCGGCCTGCTCGTCATGCACCGCTTTGGCGGCGCGGTTCGCCTCGTGAAATTCCAAAGCTTCCTCGTCGCTTGCCACACGCGCCCGCTGTTCCGCAATCAGCTTCGCCGCGATCGCGCGCGGAACTTCCGTCTTCACGCCAGGCTTCCCGCCTTCACTCGTTTCGAGGCTCACCATCACGATGTGTTCGCCCGTAAGCGTCGCATCGGCTGCCCGAACTTTTCCGTAATAAGACCGCAAATCCATCGATTCCTCCTCTGCAAATAAAAAGGGGCAGGCCACTCGGCCCACCCCCATCCGGATACGTGGCGCACGCACTTCTGCGTGCCGCGTCGAGACTCATCTCGACGCTTGTTTCGGGCCGTAACGAACCACCCGAAACAGCCCGACTAGCTGTTGATCTGCACCGCGAAGCCGTTCCGCAGAATGGCGCAGCCGTAAAGCACGTCGACCGTGAACTGCTGAGACAGCGTGTTCGGCTGATAGCTCATAGTCACGCGCATTCCGAAGTTGCCCAGTTCGGCGTATTCGGCAATCGCGCCGGTGCCAGGCAGCGGCTGCGGCAGACGGCGAACAACCAGTCCGATCGCATCTTTGCAGAAAGCCAGGTTGTGCGTTCCCACCGGCGAGCTGCCGGTTTTCGATACATACTGCGAACGGAACACGAAGAAGTCTTTGATCTTCCCGATGGTCCCGTCGACCATCGCGCGCAGCCCCGCTTCTCCTGTGTTCTGGAATTCGCTGAAGCGCGGAATCTGGCGCATCTGCGAATAGGTGTTGCTGTCCACGATCAGGTACTTCGGTGCGCTCGAAGGCACTTTCGCCTGGAAGAGGATCGTTTCAGCCTGGTCGAGAAGCGCTTCTGTGATCGGCGTTCCCGCTGTTCCGAGCGGTGAGTTGGCCGAGAATCCTGCATAAAGAGCCAGAAGGTCGCTTTCGATCTTCTCGGCGATCGCAACCACTGCGGGCTGCATATAGACCTTCAGCAGATCCGGCACCGCGAGGACTTTCGTCACGTCCGGAATCTGGAAAGTGGCTTCAGCGTGCGTGTTCAGCACGATCTGCGCATTGCCGAGGTTCGGGTTCTGCGGCTGCACCGAGTTCCCTTCGGCGAGGTTGTTGGCCACCAGTTGCGGGGCTATCGGCACATTGACCGTATCGCCCGCCTGTGCCAGAGTCGGCTCATAGTCGCGATTCACGAGGTTCCCCATCACGAGGTTCCCCACCAGCGCCGGCAATGCATCGGCCGCTACCAGTTTCACAATCGCATTTGCTACGTTTGCTGACGTAATTGAAGGCATCGTTCTCCTTGATTCACTTCTCTTTTACTGCTTGCAAAACGGGGACTACACTCCCCGCGGCGTCTGCGTCGTTACTACACGCAAAATCTCCTGGCGTACCCGATCCAGTTCTTCTTTGCTCATCGAAGGGCTGATCTTGTCCAGATCGATTCCCCCCGCCGGGGCCTGCGGCGCGGCTTTCTGCGTGCCCGTCATGCCCGTGCCTCCGGCGATTCGCGCCGGTAGAAATTCGGGATTCTCGTGAACGAATCCGGCCAGAAACTCGCTGACCGGCTGCTCGCCGCTGTCACCGCGCGCGACCAGCCGCCCGTCGTCCGTGCGCACGATGCCGTCCTGCACGGCCTTATATGCAAGGTCGACCTTCGTCACCCCCAGCTTCTGCAATTCCGTCCGAATGCTCGTGCTGCGCTGCGCTTCGTCGGCCACAGCCCGGCTGCGCTTGTTCTCTTCCACGAGTTCATTTACGCGCTTCTCGAGCTGCTCGCGCCTGCGCCGTTCTTCGTGCAGCTCGGTTTTGTACGCCGGCTCCCGCCGCGCGACATCCTGCCGCATGTATTCATCGATCGCCTGCTGCACGATCGTCTGTACGTTTACTGGTTCGCTCATAAATCTGCTGGTTCCTCCTCAAAGGTGGGGCGGGCCTTCAGCCCGCCAGGTCTTACTCCGCCGCTTCGATCTCTTCCGCGATCTTGTTCTTGATGTCCTGCCGCGCATCGCACAGATACTTCATCGCGACGCGCTTCTGGATCTGTTTCTTCAGCGTGGGCGACTGTATCCCCATCGCCAGCAGACTCTGCGCATCGCTCGCCTCGGTGCTGAAGTCCGTGATATCGAACTCATCCAGACCCACCGCATCGATCGCCAGATCGTCCTGCCGTGCCTCCGAAATCCCGTTCAGCACGTTGCGGATCGAATCCTTCACCACGTCGCCGTAAGCCCGCAGAATTTCCTGTGTGACACTGAAATCCCACTGCTGGCTGAGCCCCGACTGATTCGAGCCGCCGCCGGCGCCGGCCTGCTGCATCAGATACGACACGCGGTAAATCTCGTCCTTCAGACGCTCCAGATTGTCGGCCGCGATCTGGAACACAGTCCCCGTCGGTTCCGTCCATCCGAACCTGTCCTGCGGATCGAGCTGAATGTAATAGCTCTCGCCGATGATCTGCTTGAACTCGCGCTGCGAATAAATCACCGGCATCGAGAACAGCCCCATCGTCAGCGCCCACCCGAGCGCGTTCGACTTATTGAAATGCTCCAGCTGCAGCAGCGCGATCTTGTTGGTAAGCCAGAGCCCCTCGCTCACGCGCAGTTCGTAAACCGGTACACGGCCCACGCCTGCAAAGCCGTGACGCCCCTGATCCACCAGCTCGATAGTCTTCTCTTCCGCGCCGCTGCGCTCGTAGATCTCGAACTTTTCGCGATCGTAATAGATCCACCGCGTCTCGCGCTTCCACCCCAGCGTCTTGACGCTGTCCTGCTTCAGCCACGACGTCCGGATCACGATCCACTCGAGCTCTCCCGTCTGGTCGTAGCTCCAGTTGATGACCTCGTCCGCGCTGTAGCCCACCAGATAAGCCCTGCTGCGGCCCGACGCGTCTTCGTCCGCCCTCGTCAGCAACGGGTTGTCGGTCCGCGGAAAATCCACCACCACGTAAGACTTCCCGCACACCAGCGCTTCCGTGATCTGCTGCTTGAAGAACTGTGTCAGCGTCGTGCCGCGCAGATCGCAGTTTTGGACAAAGCGCGCATAGAAGTCTTTTGCCCGCTCGTTCGTCCCCGCGAAATCCAGCACCGGCTCGCGGCGCACCAGCGTCGCCGTGTACCAGTCCACGATCGACCCCAGATAGTTCTCGTAGAAAACTCTCTGCAGCCGCTCCTGGTAAACTTCTTCGCCTTCTTTCTGTCGCCGCAGCAGATACTCGGCCGCATTGGCCCGGAGTTGCTCTCCGCCGGCATAGAGGTCGCGATAACGCCGCCACATCTTCGCCTTCGACGTGTAATCGGGATGTTCCTGTTCGATATGTGAATGAATCGTCAAAATAGCCTCTCCCCGCGTTCCCCGACCGAACCCTTCCGGTCTTCCTGCCAGATCAGATATCCCAGCGCGTCCGATAAATGCGTCCGCCGCCGGTCTTTGTCTTTGTCGATCTGCGTCGAATCTTCCTGATACGAGACCTGCTCGAAATCGGCGATCAGCTCTTTGCACTTCGGATCGACAAACAACTGCACGTCGCCGCGCGCATTACACAGCCGCGTATTCATCAGCGCCACGCGATCCCGCACCGGCGGATTCGCTTTCGGCACGCGATACGAAACCGTCGCCCGCCGCGCCCCGAAATAATTGCGAATCACCTGATAGTCCGAATACCCCGTCGTGTTCATCGCGGCGCCCGAAGCATCGCCGTATACGATCACGCCCGCCGCGGGCAATCCGAATCGCCTCTCGAACTCTTCGCAGGCCTGCTCCGTCGTCGCGCGTCGCAGCGAAATTTCATCCAACACCGAAACTTCGTCCTGGCGATTCACCTGCGCCACCACCGACGACATCGGGTCCACGTTGAAATCGAGCGCCCACACCAGCGGCAGCGCCGGCTCCAACCGGATAGGCCGCACATTCTTCGCGCGATCGAACGCGTGATATACCAGCCCGCCGCTCACGTTCAGGTAATCGCCCAGCACTTCCTGCCGGTAAAAATGCTCGTCGTAACTTTCCCGCAGCCGCTCGTAAAAGTCCGGTGTCTGCTCCAGCAGAAAGCGATTCTCGAACGGTTTCGCCTGCACCGCCTCATAACCCGGCTTACTGTTTTCGATGAACTTTCGGTAGACCCAGTCGAAGCCCTTCGGAGTCCACACTGCAAACCCGCAACGCACCGTCGCCCGCGGATCGCGCAGCCTGCCTTCGAGGCGCAGCCACGCCCCTTCCCGCGTGTACGTCAGCTCATCCAGCCCGAACCACGCCAGGTTTGTGCCGCGCAGCCGCTCGAACTCCTCCACCGCCCGCAGCAGTATCCGCGAACCCGTGTCCTTCATGGTCAGCACGTTGTCCGCTTTGTTCAGATCGTAGGGAAGCTCGTTATCGCCCAGCGTTTCGAGCAGCGCCGCCAGTGTCGAATCCCGCAGCATCGGATACGTCGGCGCGCCGATCAGTCCCGTCCTGCCCGGATTCAGATACGTCAGCCGGATCGCTTCCTGACACAGGGCCGCGCTCTTTCCCGAGCCGATCGGTCCCGAAAAGCCTTTAAACCGCGCCTGCGAATTGTGGAAGAGTTTCTGGGTGGGAAGCGGGCTGTACTTTATTCCTCGCTGTCCGCCGGCCATTGCTCAATCCACGTCACTTCGATGTGTTTCGTCTCTTCCGCAGCCAGTTCCCGCTGCAGTTCCAGCAGGCGAAGCAGTTCCGTCGCTGTGGGCGTGATCTCCCCCGCAACGTAGTTCCGTTCGATCTGCTCGACGATTTTCCGAATCGAGGTGCAGCCCGTGCCCCGCGTTCGTTTTCGCTCGCCGGTCGTTGGCGCTTTTTCTTTCCTCGATTTCATTTCTCTCCCCCGGAGCGCGTTTCTCTCCCGACCGAAAATTACCATCGAACAAACCGATCCGGACCCCTCGCGGAAGCGAAAGTGTTGACTACAGGGAGAATAGAGTTTTTGAAATCCCGTGAACGGCTTTTTCAGCCAGTCGCATTTCAGAGGTTTTCAGGCGGGAAACTTGTGGAGCGGAAATAAATCGGGCCGACCAGATGAAAGGATTCGCATCCCTCATCGGCCGGCCTTTTCAGCAAAGCGGTTGCTGAAATCGTTTAACGAAACTACTTCTTCACTTTGGGCGGAACGATCGCGTCTTTCGCACTCTTCGCGATGCGGAACTTTACCACCTTCTTCGCCGCGATCTTAATCGCTTCGCCCGTCGCGGGATTTCTTCCCATGCGGGCTTTGCGGTCGACCCGGACCAGACGTCCGAGGCCGGGCACCACAAAAAGACCGTTCTTCTTTACCTCCTTAACGGCGGTCTCCGCGAGAAATGTGAGAACCTGGCGCGCCTTGACGTTGGGGATTTCGCAAGCCTCGGCCATCGCCTTGACAATCTGAGTTTGGGTCATTGCCTTTGTAGCCATGAGAAGAGTATACAGGAATCCGGAAACATTTCGTAACACTAATGTTTTAGGGCCGTTCACAACGTTTAAAAAAAAGATTGTGCCGCAAATTCAATGATTTGGGCCCTCCGACGCCCTCCGGCTCACTTTCGAGCGCCTAGAATGCGGTCGAGGAGATTTGATGACCATCAACACCCAAGGCCGCGTGAACGTCGCAACACCGGGCACTCCAGTGCCGCTGTCGACCGACCCAACAGTCACCGCGTCCAAGTTGTTCTTCCAGGTGATCCCCGGTTTGACCGGGAAAACCTACGTGGGCGGCCCTGCCATGACGAAGTCTACCCTGGCTGGCGTCGCTCGTATTCTGTGGCCCAATGCCTCGGGCGGCTTTTCCGAGACTTTCGAAATCGAAGCGCAGGATGGCGAAAATTCCATCCGTCTGATGGACTACGCGATCGATGCCGATGTCGCCGGCGAAGGCCTGCTCGTCACGTACTGGACCGAGTAGCCGTCAGCCCGGGGCCGTTACCGCGGCGAGGGCTTATAGGTGGCGGATTGAACGTCTGTTTCCCAGACTTTCACTTCCGCCACCTCCACTTCGTTCTCCTGCTTCAACCCGTCCTGCAGCTTCTCGCAGATGTACCACGCGATATTCTCCGCCGAAGGATTCAGCGTCGTAAACGGTTCGATATCGTTCAGGAAGACATGATCGAGCGGCTCCGAGATCTGCCGCAGCAGCTTCTTCAGGTCCACGAAATCGGCCAGCAGCCCGGCGTGATCCAGCTTCTCGCCCCGCAGCACGACCTGCACCTTATAGTTGTGCCCGTGCACGTTCTCGCACTTGCCTTTGTAGTGCCGCAGCGCGTGCCCGGCCGAAAATGAATGTTCAATCTGTACTTCAAACATCGAAAAAAGTCTCCACGTCCGCGAACTTCATCGAAAACGCATAGTCCGGCAGACTGTCAAAAAATACCTGTCCGTAACGTTGCTGAGTAATCCGGTTGTCCAGCAGCGACAGCACCCCGCGATCCGATCTCGTCCGGATCAGCCGCCCGAATCCCTGCTTCAGAGCTATGGCCGCCTGCGGAATCTGATAGTCGTAAAAGGGATTGCCCCCGGCCTCGCGCACATTGCGGATCCGCGCCTCCACAACCGGATCGTTCGGTACCGCAAAAGGCAACTTATCGATGATAACGCAGCTCAATTGCTCGCCCGGCACGTCCACGCCCTGCCAGAACGATGACGTAGCGAACAATACGCAGTGCGGCGTCTCCCGGAACTCGTCGAGCAGCGCCATCCGCGGTCCCGTGCCCTGCACCAGCACCGGATATTCGATCTCGAACGACACCCGGTCGTACACCATTCGCATCGCCTGGTAGCTCGTAAACAGCACGAACGCCCGCCCCCGGCTCGCCCCCAGCAGACGCACAATCTCTTCGCTCGCCGCCTTCACATAACCCGGGCTCGACGGGTTCGGCAAATGATTCGGAATATAAAGCAGCGCCTGCGACGAATACTGAAAATGGCTTTCCACGATCAGCGTCCGAGCATGGTCCAGCCCCAGCCGCGACTGCACGTAATCGAACTTCCCCGCCACCGCCAGAGTCGCCGATGTCAGCACCGCCGTATCCACCTTGTCCCACAGATGTTCCCGCAGCACATCCGCCACATCGATCGGCGTCGCCTGCACGAACGTTCCCCGCCCCCGTTTTTCGATCCAGTGCACGAACTGCGGATTATCGCCTTCGATCAGAAATTGCAGCGCCGCCCGCAGCTCATGCGCCCGCCGGAACAGCGGAATCACCTCCTGCGGCGCATCCACGATCAGCTTCAGATGGGCGGCGAGAAGGTCAAACGCAGACAAAAAATCCGTATAAAGTTCGCCATGCAGTTCCAGAAACTCCGCCCGCCCCGTGAAGCTCGACCGGCCATCCCCGCCCGGCAGCAGCCCGAAAAAATGCAGCGCGATCTCGTCCAGCCGGATCAGAATCCTGTCCAGTTCCTCCGACCCGAACTTCCGCACCCGCGACATCGCCCCGATATCCCGCCGCAGTTCCTGCACCCGGTAACTGCTCAGCGAGAATCCGAAATACTGCCCCGCAATGTCTTCGATCTCATGCGCCTCATCGAAAATCACCGCGTTGTAATCCGGCAGAATGCTGGCCATGTCTTCGCGCCGCACCGCCAGATCGGCGAAAAAAAGATGGTGATTGACGATGATGATGTCCGCTTCCGCCGCTCTCTGG